GCGGGAAGAGCTGGAAGATTGAGTGCTGCACGACCAGTATTTACAGTATCAGCAATAGAAGCTTCTTCTGCAGTAACCTCAAGTCTATCTTTAAGTTCTTGATTCCATTTAACAACATTAAGAGCATGAGTTTGCTGCGCCATCTCAAGATATTTCTGAGAATTGAATACCTGATTGATCTTGAGATATGTATCCATTTGCGTGGAAGTCATCTCAAGAACAGCTTTTAAATTCCCAGAATTTAATGCAATACCTTGAAGTCTCAACTTAGCAAGATTTTCTTCAGCTCCTCTTAGAAGCTGTCTCTGCATTGCAGCTTGTGTTTCAGTAGTCACTGATTCTTTAATAGCATTCTCAGTTACAACTTGTTCTTGTACCGCATCATTCGCAGCAACTAAAGTTTTTTGTGCAATTCCTGCTGCTTGAGTTGCAGCTTGTAACTCTTCCTCTTGAAATGGAATTACAATTTGATTACCAATCCATCCAATAGGATCATCCCAAGGACGTACAGATTGTCTCTTTGTAATATCTTCTGCAAGTGCAAGAGCTTTTTTAGAGTTAGTTACAAATTTCTCTCCCATAGACACAACCATCTGATTTGCTTCATCCATGTTGATAGCAAATGCAGATGCAGCTTTTCTAGCATTTTGTTGTGCATTAAGGTCAGCAACACCTTTTTGAGTTTCAATTGCTACTGCATCTTTGATGCCTTCTTTAGCAGCAGTTTCTCTTCCCTCTTGAATATCAGCAGCTTGTTTAGCTCCACCAATAAGAAGTTGTGCAGCATTATTAGCTAGTGTGGTTACTAGATCCGCCGCCTTCATGATTTGATCTAAACCAACAGGAGCAGTCTCAGCCATTAATGCACCTTGGAATAATCAACCATGAAGTAACCACTCTCATGTCTCTCAACTGCATCAGGAAGAAGTATGAGAAGATCTTGTGCAAGTACACCTTCCGCAGGAATTACACCTAGGAATTCATAACGATACCAAGGTAGCCCACCTGGAGTTGTACTAATTCTCATAATATTAGTTTTGAGTCTAGCATCTGAGAAGAGTTTCTTAACACTGCCGAAAGCAGAAGCTAAGAATCCAGGTTTCTTAGTTTTAGTGTATTGTTGCATATTCTGACGAGACAGCATATCACTGCGAGTATCGATATTCTTAACGCTTGTTTTCTTAGCTGTCAGTTGTGCAATAGTACCTGCAATTTTATCTAGCAAATCATTAGTAGCAAATGCAGCAGAAGATGATCCGTAGAGTCCAGATGCTCTATCCTGTCCCACTACATTAGCAAGTCCCATGTTAGGATCTTTTAACAGATCATTAACATATTTCATCACTCCAGCAGCATCTATAGAAAGCTGCTCAGTGACAGTTTCAGATCCAGTATTTGTTTGATACCCTGAAGATTCTCCAGATCCACCTACATTAGTGTCTTGAGAATTACTGGAGAACCAAGAACCTATATCGCCAATGGCTCCAGTGATATCAGAGAATGAGGTATTAAATCCTACAGCCATATCTATCCCCTGTTAGTAGTGGGAATGGTTGGATCTGCTTGCATCTTACCACGAAAGAATGCAGAGACACCTAGAATTGCACCTGGAATCCCGAATAATGCAGTGAAAGCTGTTACTACTGCTGGAATCATAGTCATTGCATTTGCATTTTGTTCTACCACTGCAAGATACGCTAGATAGCAACATAAGCCTGCAACAAACATAAAAGTAATACCAAACACAAACCCAATGAAAGGTCTCCAAGAATACGTAGGCCAATGTTCAGAAGCTGCTTCCGCTCGCATTGTTGCATTTACTGCCTCATCCGCGCGAATATTTAATTCTTCTAATTTTAAAACGGAGTCATATCCAAGTTCAGCTAAACGAATTTGAAGCTCTGCATCAATTTTCTTCATCTCCACCAATTTCTCAGGTGGGAGACCTTCTAATACAGCTTTAACTCTTTCAGCTGATTCTTTAGGAATACCTAAAAAAGAAGTTACAGCATCAACTGCAAGTCCTGCAAGAGGCCCACCGAGAGCGGTAGCTATTACTGGTAATGTTTTCTTAAGAATGTCACCGACGGTACTCACGATTCATCCTTTGCTCAGATTCCTGCTTAGTTTTTAAAGTAGTCACTTCTAATCTGATACTGTGTAACTCATCATCTAATTTTTCTGCTCTAGTATTATAGTATCTATATTCTTCTCTTATTGCTCTTAATTGAATATCTTGATTCAAATTGATATTCTCTTGTTCTTGAAATTTATATAAAGCTACTACTATCAAACCAATGATCCAAACAAAATTCTTACCTAGAGATACCCAAGCACTGAGCTTAGAGACACTTGTATCTCCTTCAACGGAATTCATGTAATCCTCTGGCGTATGTCCTATCTTTCATATAGGTTAATACTTCTTTCCTAGGAACTGTACCGGGGATTCCACAGAAAGAAACATGCACCCAAGTACCCTCGAAAATTAATTGATCGAATCGTATGAGAGTACTATGTTCTTCAATAAATTTACATGTGGCATAAGGAGTACCATACTTAGGAGAAATGAAATCTATTGCTTCTCCTTTAATGTGTTGACTTGTTGAAGAAGAGCCAACTGCTTTATTAACTTCAGGAGAGCGATACCAAGAAGTTACAAGAATTGGAGAATTAAGAAGAGCGCGAACTTTCTCTAACTGCAATGCTGTACGAATCATTACATCTAGAATCTCTGGAGACGGAGAATTATCTAATCCTAGACGAGTAGCTGTTTGTGATACAAGAGCTTCTTCAAGAGTGAAATGATCTGAAAGATTCATCTTGCCTCTAGAATGAAAAGAAGATCTGTAGTTGTAAGAGCTACTCCTAGAAATTGTAATGCTGTGCCTGGACCAGCTCCATATCCACCTGCATCTTGTAGAAAATATTTAGTACCTACAGTGAGTCCAGAAGTCTTAGCTACTCCAAGAGCTGGTGTAAACTCTCCAAACGCACCAGTAGCAACTCCCCCAGGCTGTGAACAGAATCCCATTGCAAGAGAGAAAGTTGCAGTTGCAAGTGCTGGCAATGCTTTCAATTCTCCAGCATTGAGAGTAAAATATACTGGTTGTCCTTCTGCAATGTTTCCTAATGCCTTAACAACCATGCGATTCATACCAGATTTACGCAAGGTATTAATGGGAGTATTTGCTGCTGAAAGTGCAGACTGTGGATTTATTCCATCAAGATACTGTGCAAGAATATTGAGTGCATCATGAATTGGCTGTATTGCACGATCCAATCTAGGATCACCAGTATTTACGAAACGAGGAAGATTAAGTTGGAATTCAGATGATAGATCAGGCATTATCCACCTACCGATCCACCATTTGTATGAGTAAGAAGAAGAGAATTTACATGAAAATCACCCTTGAGAACAATAGAGTGATTCAATGCATTCACATCGAAATTATAGTCTCTTACACCTTCTTTAGTGTATGCAAGATATCCTGGAACAAAGCCAGCTTTAGTTTTACCGTCAAGAGTGTAATAAGTTCCAAGTTCAAATGAATCCCCAAGCTCAGTATGTTGAATCTTTACTCCTTGCAAATTCAACATTGATTCTCTATCTCTTTGATATTTTCCAAGAATGAGAACTGCATCTGCATCAGCAGAGAGTTCATCAGCCAGATCTACAATCCAAGCATTTCCATCGGGTCCCATGAGACAAATAGAAGCAGAAGCAAAAGAAGAACCGTATCCTATATTAGTATAAGTAAATACGCTTACATGTGGTTTTTTAAGTTTTCCCCAACGAAGAAGAACAGTATCATACACTAATACATATTCATATTGAATATAGTAATCTAAAAGAATAGGTGGAGGACCCACTGAAAAATGTTGTATTTCTTGTTTACCATAAGATATACAAAGATACCTTTTAGCTACAAAAGAAACCTTCATATACAAAGCATCACTTGGCTGACTAGGATTTATTGTAAAGTACTCGAAATCATTTGCAGTAAGATTATAAACCTCAAGTTTTCGATTATTAACAAAAAGATCTAAATCAGGTACAACAGTTTCAGCTTGATTCCCTACTATAGCTTGCAGCCCAGAAGATGAAAGTGCATAAGCCATTCCTGAATTTCCATCTTCATGTGCTGCAAAACCACTGTTAATACCTCCTGCATTTTTAATATCTATAAAACTAAAAGGATATTTCACATTTCCAGTGTAAGAAGCAAACACTGCATTTGAAGCACCAAAAATAATGAATCCATTAAGAGTAGTGACACACTTTACAATGGTTCCTCTTAATCCAGAAACGGCACCACCGCCTGCTCCTGTAACTTGTGAAGGCGTAAAATCATAAGGAACAGTAAGACTACTCCAATATACATTGTTTCCTGCCCAAGCAATAAGATATCCTTGAGAAGCACAAAGACCAGCAAATCCAACACCAACACCAGTAGCTCTTATAGTAATTGCTAAAGTAGCATAATTAATCTCTGCTATTTGATTTGCTACTCCATTTGTATAAAAATTTAATCCTTGAACATAAGCCATATTAATAGGCACATGTCCAACACCTAATGTATTGGTGGTATTAGTATAATTAGCTACAGTACTAATGCCAATTGGAGGAACAAAATCATAAAAAGTAGCACCATCTACTCCTGCAGTTGTAGGATATGCTGTATGCCAGTATCTATTTGATGGATTAAATACATTAGGTCCTGGATATAAAATTGCTACGTCTGATCCACCAAAAGGTGCTCCAGCAGTCGGTTGTGCAATTTTTCTATAACTTACTGATTTATATCCATATTCCGTAGGCAATACATTATGCATGTAATATGCCTGTGGAACACCTGAATCTTTTTCATTCTCCGAATTAGGAGCTAATGCTCTTGAATACGTTTGATCATATTTCTGCAGTATTACAGTCTCTCCAAAATTTTTAGAGAAGAAAGGAAAACTATTCGCATGAAGATTTGCACGAAAAGTTTCTTGTGCCATTAGTTTTGAAATTTTCTAAGAGATATATGAGTCACAAGACTACCTGTAGCGCTTTTATCTTGTGACCATTCTTCCACAGGTCTCTGTACAAGAGGCTGTAATTTCCAACCAAATCTTACTCGAAGTCCAAATCTAGCTGTACCATAGACTCCATAGATTTCCCAGTATCTCTTACCCGCACATGTGATTGTATGTTTCCCTGTTCCTCGAACTTCCGTGTCATCGGAGGGAAAAATGTCGTTAGTGGTGACAATGATGGGCTCTTGAATTCGAAGTCCAAAAACTCTGCTGAGACCATAAGCTCTATTCCTCCATCCAAGCCAGTAGAAAGAAGTTAGAAAGAAGCCACGTTTCTCATACATCTTTTGAATCAGTGGTTTATTTAAATCTCCAGGTAATTCTTGATCAGGAGTATCCCACCACTGAAACAATCTAGGAAGATGACGAGAATCTTTTGAAGTAAAAAGAAGAGCAAATGGAACCACTACTATCGCAGCAATATTTGCAAGAATTGATGCAGCTGCTTTAGGATAGTAATGATTCATTATAGTTCTGCAGAAGCAGTCCAACTAAAAGCAAAGAATCCTGAGGCGGTAGCATTAGCTGTTTTTTCTGCTCTAAAACCATCTGTAGTAGAAGGAATTCCTACAAATGAAGGTACTCCAGCAGGAAAAGAAGCGACACCTAAATCAACTCCTACTATAACCGGAGCAATACGTTTAAGAGTTCTAAATCTAGTCCATATATAATTGTTATTACCGCTGGTTACATTACCACTCCAGATTTCATATGCAGCTTTTTCATAATAACGTTGGCATCTATCAAGTTCATCTGAAAAGAATCTACGCTCAAATTCTGTAGCTACTGTTCCCGATTCAAATTGTGCAGCGGCAATATCTAATGTAGCGCCATTAGTTCCAATTAAATCTACTGAACCAGTAGCAGCATATAAGAGAGTATTTCCCCAGACTGCGGAGGCACCTTTAAAATTAGAACCAACACCTAAAGAAATAAAAATAAATACACCAGTGGTATTATCTACAGTCCAAGTCCCAGTAACATCGCCTGGAAGTACAATTGTTTTATATTCCCATACATTTGGTGCATTGATTGTGAATGTAAATACATAAGCTCTATCTGCACCATTGTTAAGGAGAGAGCCAGAGAATGTACCTGCTAGAGAAGAACGAACACGAATAGATAGAACAGTAGATTTAGCGGTGGATTTACCAAAATCAAAATCTGCTACATTATAGCCTTCAATCTTATGTGCCAATAGATAATTCTGAGCTGCTCCTATAGCAGCATCAGCAGTTGTTACTGTAGCTCTTAAGTAATTAGTGAAGCCTTCTGGGGGAGTTGCAGATAATTGTTGAAGTGTAAATACTCCATCAGCTGCTTGTCCAAATCCAGCCCAACGATCTACAGCATAGGTGTAGACAGCAGAATTAACAGTAACAGCTGCACCTGCATTTCTTTGGTCAACTCTCATATCTCCATTTATAATTCTATTTCTAAGAGAAATAAGATCAACAACTGGAACAGAAGCAGGAGCAGTTGCTTCCCAAATAGTTGCTGGCATTTAATATCCCCGAGTCTGCAAAGCTGTAAGTTTAAGCAACTGAACCTCCTCAGCGAGCGAACTTTCCATTCTTACATACTCCTGATCTTTACCATTTAATTTACAAATATTCCTGGCTGCTTCATATACAATTGCGTATGGATGCTCAACAGAAATCCAACTATTCCAACCTGCATCTGTTATATTAGGATGCTCGTAATGACCTAGAAGAATATATTGAAAAGCAAAATAACCGTTCATTTGCAGATTAGATCCTGCAAGATAGCATACATCTGTCTTAGTTACACTGTATGAATCTAATACTTGCTCTGGAGTAATAGGATCAAAAAAAGGTCCTGGCGCAGCAGGAGTTGTAGCAACATCAAGATAACGAACATATTTTAAAGCTCTCCAGAGAGGAAAGAGAGCCTTATATTGAAAACTTTGAATGTTGAGAGCTGCACCAAGATTGATCGGAGTCTCTACCAAATCACGATCAAAGAAATCAACATGGTGCATCTTCAACGCAGCAGCTTTAACGGCTGATTTAGTTTTTTCTACTAGATCTGGCCTAGCAGTGAAGGTGTAGACTTCATTAACCAGCTCGCTAAGATTCATTCTTATCCGCCAGTAGCTTTAGGCTGAGACTGAAGAATTTTTAGAAGTTTAGGATTAACACCTGCTGGAGTTACACCAGATAAAGCTCCTACTCCAGCTGAAGTTTGAACTCCTGCTTGAAAACTTCCTTGCTTAGTGAATCCCATATCTCGCATAAGTTCCTGTTTTACTTCTTCTTTCAATCTAGCCCTCTCTGCAAGTTCAGTAGGACTAAAAGCAGTGTCCACATATACATGATCTTTATCAATATAGATATGTGGATGCCCTTTACCAATTTCATATTCCAATTCTGCAATATCCAGTGGATCATTTGTAGTAAAGAAACCATCTGGAAATTGAATGTACTTACCGTTACGAGTAACAAACTGAGAGTTCTTCATAGTGCAACGAAAGAGTTTTAATTTACCTTCTTTCAATTGTTCATCACTGATAGCTTTATTGGCATTCACAGCAATAGTAGCTTTAGAAAGTGCTGCTTCTTTCTGTGCTTGTGATCTTTGATCTGCTAAAATTTCAGCTGCAATATTATCTACAGAAGGTGTATCGGACATTTTATTCCCCAATGAGAGTTAAAA